TAGGTTTAACAATGTCTTTAGGTAACTTAGGAAGTCTTCCTTCTTTACTCATCCTTGCCATTAACCTAGTAACGACAGGCATTTGAAACTCTTGTGATAATAAAGAATACAGACCACCAAGTGCAGCTTCCAACTCTTGAGATAACATTCTTATCTCCTCTGCTGTTACTCGTTCTGCATCTCTGACTACACCACTGTTAAGTAGGAAAGCTTGAGATAGTCTATCACTAATCCCATTCATTACTCCTTGTGCAGTACGGAAGTCATTGAACTTGTTAAGTTGTAAAACAGATACATCTCCATCACTACCTTGTACAATTGCACCGTTAGGAGATTCAGATAAAGTCTTAGCCCTGGTTGTACCGTTAGGATTAACCATGAACAATACCTTAGCTGCTGCTGCACTACCTTCGACTATCGCTTTTGTTAACGACTCTAAAGATTTAAGATCACCAATGTACTCCTCTACAAATCCACGACCGTAGTCTTCACCATCTATTCTTGTATAACGAAGAGGTAGGAACGGAGTCTTCTCGATAGGATACCTACCCTTTGACTCTTCAATAACAATTCCTTTTACATCTTGTTGTACTACAAATTCATTCCCTTCTCTAACTACAGAGGTGTACAAGTCACAGCTATTCTCTTTCTCTTGACGATATACTTCCTCTCTTACAGACTCAGGTAACATCATTGGAGCAACAGTTTCTTTAATAGCTATGTGTGTTACATTACCCATCGGGTCTCTCTTTACACAGTACCTATCAAGTCTGAATACTCTCATCCCACCTTCATCAGGTAAGTATAACAAAGTATTTCCTGTCACTAATAAATTCTTTAACGCTTCAAACACTCCTACTCGAAATGCTTCAACTTCTACTTCTTGAGATACACTTCGTTCTACATCTGCTAATGCTTTCTCTAAGTCAGATCGTAACTGCTCTCCTCCCTCTGGTCCTAACTCCTGCTTTGCTTTATCTAATTCATACCTGTCTATAACAAGACGGAAGAACGGAGCATTAGGTGGTAACAAAGCTAACAGTAATTTAGAAGCTAAGTTGTTAACTCCTCTAGCTCCTACTCCTTGATATGGTGTGTAGTACTTAGTAGCGTGACTATGACCATCAGGCGGCATTATGTAAGGAATAGTTAACTCAGATGAGGTACGACCTCTATCTAAGAAAGACCACCTTTGGTTCTCTAAGGAGTGGTATAGACCTTGGGCTGTTTCTTGCATAATTAAGGTTGTGCGTCAGGATCAGTCCACTCAGGACCACTCAAGATGCTTAACATCTCAGCGTGATCGTACTGTGGTTCACCTATTAAAAAGCTAGGAGTGTCTCCTTCAAACTTAACAAAGGTCTTACTGCCATCTACAGAATAACGAAGTGTGTCCGCTGATGTTTCTTGTACTTGATCGAAGTTAACATTAGCTACCTCTGATGCGTCTATTATTACATATGTTCTCATAGCTATTAAACAGGATTGTTAGCGTCACTGTATGTTGCTCCGTTGACTTGACTCATGTCGTGTGTACCAGGATTAACTACATTCTTGATTGTTCCGATTGTATCACCGCTGCTTACAGCACCTCCTCCAGAATCAGTATCACTAGCATCATCACCGCATCGATAGAACGATATAGGAGCTGTACCTGAATAACTGTTTTCTATATCGTAAGATGCTCCTGAGTTATATATTTCAGATAATTCCGAAGTGGATAAACCATAATCAAAAACAGCTATTTCATCTAACTGACCACCAACATAATCACTAAAATTTTTACCCCATTCCTGACCATTTAAACTGAACGATTCAGTCGCAGTAACAGAACCGTATTCTACATTATCTACATAACCTTTTAAAGTAGTACCACTCCTTACAACCGCAATATGATGCCAGCTACCTAGTAGGGATGTATTAGTACCTCCAGGGTTATAAGTTATTACAGCCTTTTCAATATTACCTATTCTTAAATTAATACGATGGTCAGCATTTTGGAATTTAAGTCTGTCGACTGAATTTTTTGTAACCAATCCTCCGAAGGAAGTTCTTGAAGTAATACGCATCCAAAAGATAATACTAAATTCACCTGTTCCAAAATCAAAAGCTGTAGAACTAGGTACAGTTAAATAGTCATTTGTTCCGTCCAAGTTTGCAGTAAAGTTATTAAATTTACTAGTGCTGTCGTAATTGTAAGCTAAATAGTTAGTGCCGTCCGATACTTCGATAGCTTTAGTATCTGATCTAAATATACAAAGACCTGGATTACTTGCTGCTGGTGCTGCGGAGTCTCTAGCTGATGTTGATGCGTAACTTGTTAATACACTCATGTTAAATCTTAATCGTTGTTATATAAATACCAACCACTACCATCCCACACATACAACTTATCGGTATCTTTAGCGTGGACGATGGTGTAGTTAGGTGCATCCGTATAGGAAATGAAGTCTGCTTCGTTATCAAATACTTGGATGGTTGGGAATGTTATAGAGTCGTTAAAGCCTACTCTTGTAGGACTACCTACTACCCCAAGACTGAATGTAGGAAGAACGAACATTCTTAGGAAGCTGTGTCTCCAGCTAAAACAAATACATTGTCAGCATAAGCTACAATACTAGCTACTCCGAATTGAGCATTGATCTTGGTGTGTGATTGTCTGTTGTTAATGGTAGTACCTGAAGCACTAAAGCTAACTTGACCTGCACCTTTCTGAACGAAACTACAATTAAAACCAGCACCCAATCCGCTTGGAACTGTTACTGTAACTGCTGACCCATTATTAAGGACTACTACTTTTCCGTTATCACTAGCTAATAAAGTGTATGCCGTTCCTGTCTGATCATTTATACTAGCGTCAAAACCTAAGATTGCAGTTCCATCAAAGTTACCGTCTGTTAATTCACCTGCACTGACTGATGCTGTAATACCTGTTAAGTTACTACCGTCAACAGCAGGTAAAACACCTGATCCGTTTAGCTGTACTACATTATTAGCACTTGTACCTACATCCTGAGTAGCTGCCGTACCTAATCCACTAATGTCTGTGTTGCTAAGTGTTACTGTACCTGTCCTTCCTGCTACTGATTGAACAGGTGCAAGAGTCATTAGGTTAGTTGCTGTTACCTTTTTAGTGGTAGCTGTACCTGCAATGTCATCCACAATAGCCAATACATCAGCACCATTAGGAGTAGCCAGGTTTGAAAGTTCTGTTATCTTCTTGTTAGCCATTTTATTTAATTATCTATTTCGTTGTCTATTGTGATGCGGTCATTATCCTCAGTCAATAACGCTTGTAGTAACTCAGTAAGTAACATCTCATCTCGTTCATCAAAAGCATAGGTCTCCCCAAACTCAGGACGGATGAAGTTACTAGGAGCAATGACAATGCCATTCGGTTTCTCCTGAGTAGCATATGGATAAATCAAAGACATCTAATTAAAGAGAGTCTGTAGTACCTGTAGCGAATACACTGTAAGTACCATCTGATCTAGCAGATAGATTAGCTCTTATCTTTTCGTAGTGTCCGTGATCATCTCTGACCATTACTGCTCCGTCTGCTATTACTACTTCAGAGTGAACAACATACCAAGCACCACCGATGTAGGCTTCTATGTCTACTGTACCTCCTGAACTTACTGATGAAGAAGCGATTACAAAGGTCCAACCCTTAGAACGCTCTACTGAGAATGAACTGCCAGCCCCTGTAGAAGTAACAGATGATAGCAAAGTCTTTTTTGAGAGTGTGCGAAGCATGATAATATATAGTTATTAGTTAATAAAAAGTTTGTTAATACATATTAACACCAGTACCACCTGACATTCCACCTAGTGTAGGTCTAGCAGTTCGTGCTAACTGAGCTTGTGCTCCTCTTCTTCTCTTCTTAGGCTGTGTTTGTCTAACAGTCTTAGGTGCTTCAGCAACAGGAGGTGGTGGAGGTGGTGGTGCTGGAGGTGGTGGAGGAGGAGGAATATCTGGTGCTGACATACACATAGTTAGTCTTTTGTTAAGATGTTTTGTTGAAGCTGTTCGTTATAAGTTTGTCTTAGAAATCTAATTACAGACACTTGTCCACTTTTAAACCAAACATCTTTTTCTGTGTTCGTCAAGTCAGGACATTTATCAGGAAATAGTTTCTCTAATCTTTTAACTAAAGTTTCACTTATAGCTGGTAGTAGTTCTTCTTCGTTATTCATCAGCATCTGTATTAGTCCATATGTATATTGGTGTCATCTCTCCTACATAAGCACATCCTATGTTGAAGTCAAAGTATTCTATCGCTTCTTCCATTGTCATGTTACTAGGTTCTTGCATCATCTTCTCTAACATAAGTTCTATAGCGTACACAAACTTACCTTGTTTATAATCCACACCTATAATAGCTTCATCAAATCCATCAGCTTTTAAAGGTTCGTCATCTTTTATTGGTGCGATCATTTGTTTATATAACTCCTGTCATCTAGTTCTTGTGGTAAGTTACCTTTATTAATTTGATCCTCGGTCCACAGGAAAGCACTAGCATTCCACAGTATAGCACCTGCGTGATCTTCTTTGTCATCTCCTTCGTTCAACGCTAACAGATGTCTATTCATACTATCTATTAATCTACTTAGTGGGAATCCGTTGTGCCAGTTGTTGTCTCCGTAGAGTCTTCCTCCGTCTTCAAATCGTTTGGCAAGGGATCGAAGGGCGATTGGAGGAATAAGGCTGAATCGTCCTCGTCCAGTAGCCCTGTCACGCTGTGCACCTGTGATGTAATTCTCCTTTTGTCCGTGGTTTGGTAGTTCTTCGGTGTCCATAATTTTGTTATTTGTTTTTGTTTTTTATTGTATTGTTCTTTTCTTAGTAGTCTTGCCATCCAAGCATTTGTTAAAGCATCCTGTTCTGTCTGTCTATTCTTCTCGTACAAAGCAACAACAGACTCCCAAGTGTATCCATGTTTATCTAACCATCTCTGTGCTGTTACAGGACCGACTCCTTTGACTCCACTGAATCCATCTGTAGTATCCCCCATCAATGTCTGTATCAAATGAAAGTTATCTGCTTCCTCTTCTGTTGGTTGGTGGTATTCTTGTCTGTTATAATCATAGAAGATTCCTGGTACACTCTTGAAGTCCTTGTCTATACTAACTATGATTCGCTTGTCTTGTCTGTTAGGATACTCAGTAGCAAGGATACTTAATATATCATCTGCTTCTATGTTAGCCCACAGTTGTGCGTCTAGTTCATTGATCATCCATTCCTTCATAGGTTTTAAGATGACAGGTAGTACTGACTTCCTTCTGTTAGACTTGTACTCAGGGAATAGTTTCCTTCTGAAGTTTGCTCGGTCACTTAACGCTAACACTACTTCATCAGCTTTGAGTAAGTCTTTGAATTGTTCTATCCTTCCAATGACTCGTTCCTTTGATACTGTCATGTCTGCGTGTACAGTCCACAGCTCTTCTTCCCATTGTATATTTTCTTGTGCTATGATTGACGATTCAAATGCTAATACATCTGCGTCAATTAGTATGGTTGTTTTACTCATAGAATATGCTCCAGTTCTCTTGGTATTTTTTATGTTTTGATTTACTATCTGGTAGGATGTTTAACTTTAGTGTTACTCCTTTTATTTCTTTTCTCGGTATCATCCACCAAGTTTGCTCAGGTATAATATAACACCCGACAACATCTATTGTTTCACACATAGTATCCTTACTCTTACATCCTGTCCCACTATTTATACAGTATGTATTAACAGATGACTTCCTGCTTGAAGCTTTGATCTGAACTTTTAAAGTACCTGCTGGACAAGTAACAATAAAGTCCCAAGGCATGGGTGTGGTAGGTAGGTGCGGTTCAAAGTTTCTTTCTAAACACTCTGTTATAAACCTCGACTCTGCTATCGCTCCTATTCGTTGTGTGTTTGATGAGGGCATAGGAAATGTTAGGTCAACTGTATCGTACAATTCGGCAACCTTCAAGTAGTAATCGTGTTCAAGCTCTAGTGTGTCTCTGCCCATGACTTGCCTATCTTATACTCACCATCCATAGGACAGTTCAACTTTAAGTCTTTACCTGCTGCTTGGATTGCTTTGATTGCTAACTCTCCGTATGTCTCAGCTAGGTCAGGTTTAACTTCAGCTTGGAACTCATCGTGGATATTACCAACAAAAGAATATTCCCTACCGTGTTGCCATCCTAACTGCTGTAGTTTGTTGTGTAACTTTATCAGTGCTACCTTCATAACCACAGCACCTGCTGATTGAAGTAACATATTAAGTGCAGCGTGTTCTGATCTGACAGGTAATACTCTACCATCTAGTCCTGTTAAACAAGCAGATCGTCTGACTTTCTCCTCTATCTTTAGCTTCAATATCTTTAACGCAGGTAAGTTAGACAGGAACTTCTTCTTTAAGATTGCTCCTTCTCTTGCTGAACCTTCCACTATCTGTCCAATCTTTGCGTCACCTGCACCGTATAAGAATCCATAGATGAATGTCTTAGCTTGGTCTCTCGTCTCTAACTTAGCAGCTTGTTGATTAACTGTGTGGATGTCACCCTCTAATATATTCCTAGCGTACTCACCACCATCCCAAATAGCTAGGTAGTGTGCCAGCATTCTTAACTCTAACCCACTAGCGTCCACACCTACTAATACATTACCGTTAAGTGGGATGAATAAACTTCTACACTCCTCACCGTACTCTGCTCTTGTAGCTGGTACTTGTGCTAAGTTAGGTTTGGAATGTGTACATCTACCTGTGACTGCACCGTTTGTATTGACTCGTCCGTGTAGTCTCTTATCTTTAACTAATTTAAGCCACCCATTCTCGCCTTCAGCCAAAGCTCCTAGTCTTTTTACGACTAACAGATACTCTAGCAGAAGCTTGGCAGCTGGGTGGTTTATCTTTTTAAGAGTAGGTTCATCCACCTTTATAGTCTTACCGTCTTCACTGACAGGTATCTCATATCCTAGTTCTTCAAAGCGTTCTTTGATCTGCTTCCTGCTACCAGGATTGAAAGGTATGATCTCCTCCTTTACATCAAGTGCTTCAGCTTTGTTAACTAAGTTCTGTACCATACCTCTTTCTTTTAGTATAGCTTTTAACTTTGCTTTAGTAGGTGCGTTGATTACTTCTACTCCGTCCGTGCGTTCAACAGTTAATGAGTATCCCTTCGGAGTCTTCATCTTCTTAACGGTAGGTTCAAACATAGCTTGTAGTTTATCTTGTAGCTTTGCTCTTAACAGGATCAACTTTTGTTCTAACACTTCTGCTGCTGCTATATCAAACCCAAACCCTTTGCTTTCCTGTAAGCGTATGATGTAAGCGAACCAATGTTCTATGTCTACCATCTTCTTACTGGGTTCTTTACTAAGGAAGTGTTCGTACAAGGTCTTGGTAACAAGGACATCTCGTTCACAGTACTTCTTCATCTCATCATTGTAGCTGTCCCAAGCATCCTCGTTCTCTCCGTAAGTAAGCTTTAACATCTTACCCATCCTGTGTCCCCAAGCTTTCAAGCTGTGACTACCAATCATCTTAGGATCAAAGTCCTTTCGTTTGAAGTCATCCTCTCTAAGGTCAGGGTATATACACCTACTCATTACTAGTGTATCTTGTACTTGAACTAATGGAGGATAGAAGTCATACAACTTAGCTAACACAGGTAGGTCAAAACCTACGATGTTATGTCCGATGATCTTGTCAGCTTTTGCTAACATCCTTGTTCCTTCCTTTATCCCATCACCACTAAAGGTAATCATCTTACCTGCTATTGGATCGTAGATCGATAAGCAATGACAGACCTTGAGGTCACTCAGATTAGTGAAGTCCTCAATGCCGTTGGTTTCTATATCAAAGAATAGTATTTTCATATTGCTTGTGCTGTTCCTATCCTAGCTTCTGTGTGATCGTTAGGGTCTTTAGGTTGTGGTCCTAAGTGCTGTACTCCTTCAGGTTGCATTTCTTTCCAACTTTCAAATCTTTGATATGCTAAATGCCAAGCGTTCAAACTCTCAGGTAAATCCACTTTATTCTCTACAATTTGTTGATAGTACAAACAATCTTTATGTGCTTTTTCAATACCGTTAAGCCATCTTTCTTTATCTTTCTTTGGATTAAAATGTCGCACACTCTCATATACTACACTGTGTATAATATTTCTATATTTTTTAATCTCTTCTGTAGTTGGTGTTTCATCTTTTTTAAAATCTAGTGTAGATAAATAATCTAAAAAAGCAGCTACTTCTATTAAATGATGTGTTGTTTTGTATCCTAAGCTCATCTCAATTCCTTTCTTTGGTTTGTATGTTTTGTTGTTTAATTAATTTTTGATATGGTATAAGTTTCCTTAAAGCTCTTAACCAATCATTATCTGTTACTCTGTTCTCTGAGTCAGTGTCCTTAGCTAAGTTAATACACATATCAGTGAACTCTGCTTTTGTTTTCTTTTTCATATTATTAAAACGGATCGTTACCGTTGGTTGTTGTTGTTTTGTCTTTGAATACATTCTCATCTTCCGTGTACCTGCCACTGTCTTGATCATATAACAAGGTAGTAGCAAGCCCAGTCTCACCTGAGAATCTATTCTTTAAGACTCTTACTTTTGTTTCGTTATTGTTTTCTTTTTGTTGATTTCTCTCCAATCCTATTACCATATCACTGAGTTGTGGTATCGAATGACTACCTCTCAGGTCTGATAACCTAGTGACTCCACCCTCTTCATGTCCTCCACCATTCGGTGGTCTTCTAAGGTGAGACACTAACACCATTCCACATCCTGTCTCTTCCACTAAGCTTCTAAGTTGTGTCATCGTGTTATCAATTAACCGTCGTTCATCATCTCCTTGGATACCACTAACCACAATAGATAGATGGTCAAGGAATATCCACTTACAACCTAATCCCTTGCACAGGTACTTGATCTTACTTAACAGGTTATCACTCTCCGTACTTCCGAAGTGGTCATAGGTATAGAAGTTCTTGTTACCCATTGTCTCATCGAATGCTTTCCGTAACTCCTCCTCCTTCAAATCATTCTCAAGGTGTAACGGTTTGTTAAGATGGATACCCATGATACCAAGTGCAGTTCGTCTGACTGATTCTTCCAGTGCTATATAACCTACTGTCTCTCCAAGTCCAAGGAGATGGTGACATACTTCACGACAGAACAAGGACTTACCTATCCCTGATCCAGCACAAAGTGTCACCAACTCCCCTCTCCTCAGTCCATGTGTCATAGTGTTTAGTGAAGCATATGGATAGGGCTGACATTCAGAGGTGTCCTCCTTTATAACAGCTTGCCATATGTCCTCACCACTAACTATCCCATCAGGTCTATACTCTCTAGCTTGCCATAAAGCTGTCACCAACTCCTCGCTACGCTTTGCCACTAACATATCGTTAGCATCTTTAAGAGGTAACTCTGCAATGTGTGCTTTTCCTGGTGTCAATAGTGCAGCACATTTTGCTGCTCCATCTCTTCCTGGATCATCATTATCAAAGCAGAAAATTACCTTCTCAAAGGACTCCAACCAATCGATAGCTTGTGATACATACTTCTTTGCTCCACCTGCTCCGTTAGGTACAGATACAACAGCCCACTTGTTACCGAATGCTTGGCTTACAGATAGTGCATCAATCTCACCTTCACACACTACTACTCTTCTTCCACCACTACTCCAAAGGTGCTGTCCGTATAAGCCATACAGCTCTCCTTTGATTGAGAAAGTTTTGTTAGCGAATCGTAGTTTCTGTGCGACAAGTGCTCCGTTCCTACTCTTGTAGTTAGCTATGTGAACTGGTTCTCCGTTGTGTGTACCAATCTGATAGCCCCACTTCTGACAAGTCTCCTTAGTTAAGTTCCTCCTAGCTATCTCCTGTGCTTTACCTGTGATAAATGAGGTGTCGTTATTAGTTGTAGGTATTGTCATAGTTTGTTGTCTGCCTCGACTGTATGAATCACAGCTGAAACATTTTGTGCTTCCGTCATCGTTGACCGCAAGAGCGTCACTCGATCCACACTTTGCACACTGCTGATGCGTTCTAGTGAAAGCCATGACTTTGGTATTTGTTTATGTGCATATAATATTCCTTTCTTTTCACACCACATGGCATAGGTAGTCTTGCTACCCTTACGAATCTTGTTGTATGCGTTTTGAAATAACAACCTAATATCTAAATCAGGATGTTGTTGTTTGATTAACAGATGTTTAGACCTGTCCTCCGTGACCCACCTACCTTTAGTTTCAATAATGATTCCATTAGGTAAGATAAAGTCAGGAGTATAGGTACTAAGTCTCTCGTACTCAATGACTAACGACTCGTAAGAGTAGCAGACCCCACACCTTTTAAGTTGGTTTGCTATTCTCTCTTCAAAGCCCGACCTAAAAGTCTGCCTTAATGATGTCTTCTTCTTCTTCGGCATCGAGTGCTTTTTCGAGTGATTCACCTCCGTTAACATAGCCGCCTTCAACTTCAGTAAACCCAAAGCTTTCAGCTGCTTTATCACTGAGACCACCATCTCCTAACTCGATGACTTGAACTGCTAACAAATCAAGGCTCATGCCAAACCCAGTCGATGCGACATACCAAAACCTTGGACGCACTGCTAACTTTACTTTTGATCCACCTCTTACCAATGTATCCTTTAAAGGTTTACCTTGTGAATCATACAAAGCAATAGACTTTGCAGCTCTTGGGTCACCGTTCTTATAAGTACCAGGAAGTACATTCTTTAGTTTTGCTTTGACTACCCAGTTACCTTCATCATCTTCACGCACAGGTGCATCAGATAGTTTTAACTTTTTCTTTCCTAACTCCTCTAACTTAGCTTGATATTCAGCATCAAATAAAGGTTGGAATTGTAGGTTCAAAGCATCTGCTTCTTCCTTTGTTATTATTATATCACAACTGTACTCACCTTCATCGTTAAACCTAGTGTTAGGTGTGTTAACATGTGGATACTTAGCTGTACCTACTGGTGTCACTGTTTGTGGGTGTCTTGTTCTAGCTTTAATCGCCATCTTATCTCTCCTTCTATGTGTTTTGTTAATTAAGAGAACATATAAGTGCAGTCGTTTAGTGCCGACACATCTAATGTGCCAAGTTCAAAGCTGTCTGTCACTTCGGTGTTCCCTGATTGATTCAATAACTCACTCTTGAACTTTCCTGTGAGGTCTTGATTAAATATCTCGTGGTAAATCTCTCTTAAATCTTTGTGCATCTTCGGTGCGTGTGTACTGTGCGTAGCAAAGCAGTCATGTATAGTTGTTATATCGTACTTAGATTTGCAAGCTAAAAAATGTACGACACTTGCATCAATACTGTGTATGTAGTTGGCAACCACTGCTTTAGCTTGTCTTTTAGGATCAACTTTATCTGTGTTCTTTCGATAGTTAAGTGTAGTCTTTTCCATTCCTAACACAGAGAACAATCCAATCTGTACGGTCTCGTAGATGTGTTGTTGAATCTCAATTCCGAATGGTGTCTCCCACTTTAAAGTATCTGGACAAGTAAGAACTTGTGCTTTGATCCACTTCATAAAGTTGATGTGGTTCTCTAACACAATATTAGTTTGCTTGTTAACAATTGTGGACAGGTAAAGTAAAGCTTCTAAGTACTCACTCTTTCCAAACGGATTACTCCTACCATTCTTCACCTCTTTTAAAAACACACTCTCTAACTCAAAGGTACTAGTGTATCCATTCATACCAAAAGGTTTAGTCATTACTATTCTCTTCGTGTATCTTCTATCTATCCCCCACTTTAACCAATCACCTGCCAAACTATTCTTACTCTTTTGTTTGTGTAAGCTTTCGTTCACTCGATCTGCGATGTGTTGATATACATCCTGTGGTGGTAGGTCAGGTACTAAGTTTGTTAGCTTGCCTATCTCCTCGTCCTTTAACAACAGCGATAGTATTTGAATACCGTTACAACTTGCATCCATTCTACAAGGTAGGTGAGTAACAAATCCATATCCCTCCTTCTTATACTCAGCATATTCAAAACAAAAAGCCAGGAAAGCCCAAGGCTCTGATGCGTCTTGCCATAGCTTATATGTTCTAGGGTCTTCAGCTATCGTTACAATCTCTTTAGTGTTCTGTTCCACCCAAGCTATGCGATCCTCAAATGTACCCTTTCTCCCCCATACATTCGCTCCGTGTATCTTTAACCACTTAGCATCTTCCTCACACTTAATTGGTACACCTCGGTAAAACTCCAAGCAACTCCTACCAAGGTCACAGCTTTGAGGACTGACAAAGGATGGTACGCTATACACTCTACCTCTGTAGTCCACCTGTACAGGAAAGTAAAACTTCTCCATCTTTGCGTACAACTTTGCAACATACATGATCCGTAGTGACCTCATCCTTCGACCACTAGTCTCTAAGTTCCAGTCGTGTACATACTTTGCTTCTCTTTTCCACGCTGTGAATGCTTCTGGGTCTGTCTGTTTTAAATTCTCAACAGGTTCAAGGACAGGTAACAGGTCTCTCTTTTCCATCGCTCCGATAGAGACATCCCCTTCCCAAGCCCATAACATTATATCGTGTACCTTCTTGTTTATTCGATACGGTACTTCTTGAAGTCGGTTAAGTGGTTCATATAACTTACTCAAGTCTCTGTTCCGTAAGTCAAATGCTTTCTTCATTATTGGTAGGCAAGGTAAGTCATCGCTCATGTACCCACCTCCGTAATTACTTTCCCACCTCAAAGGTTCTTCAGTTGTAGCCAACCAAAACGGACGGAGTGACTCACTATTCTCATCAAATTGTCTAACCCATTCCTGTAGCTGTGGATTAGGTGCTATCTTTTTAATTGTCGATCCCCTTCTAGTCAGTGTACTCTTCAAAGTAAAGAGGTTTGTTTGCATACGGATAGTCTCTAACAACCAAGCACCAATCTTTGCTTTATTTGTTTTAGTCCACAGCGTAAAGCGTTCGTACCTGCCCTTACTATGTAAGTTCTTTTCTTTATCCCAGAACTTTGATATAAATTGCTGTCTACTACGGACATTCTTCCTGTCCCTTTGCAATAGCTTCCAAGTATTCTTGTCCACATAATCTTTAAAGTAACGGACTCGTACTTCATCCTCTATAGACTTAGCTAGTTCAAATGATACATAAGCAAAGGTCATATCATTACCATCCAGTAAATCAAACGATCTTTTAATTGCTAACAGAGCTACTTCATCTGCTTCTAATTCCCACACTAAAGGTAACCAAACAGGACAAGGTGCGTGTACTTGTGAGCAATCATCAAAGAACTTTTGTATTACATTAGCTACACCTTC